AACGCCTGGAGGTTCGTCACCGTGACGATCTCAAACGGCACGGCGTACTTCCCATTGACGACTTCCACGCCACGGTGCGTGAACTGCCAGCACGAGTCGAAGTGAAAGACGGTCGCGGTGTAGTTGCCGCAGTCCACACGAACGTTGTCGAACCGGATGCCCCGGATGAGAGTGAGCGAGACGACGGGGTTGGAGTACGCGCGGTCGGCCGTGAGGGTGATCCCGCAGTCGCGGAGCAGCAGCTCGTTGCCCGTAACATCCCCCCATGCAGTGGCGCTCAGCAGCGGCGTTACAGCGGACGCTGGGGTGAAGGTCGTGGCGTACTTTCCCTCCCCTTCGATGGTGAGGGGCCTGCCGCCAAGCGCTTCGTGAGCCCCAGCGCTCATCGAGAACTTGTAGCCCAACCCAGCAGGGAACTTGAGCTTGATCCCGTGAGCTGATCGAGCGTCTTCTAACGCCGTGACGATCTTCGCCGAGCAATCAACACCCGGTTCGGCGCCGTAATAGCCCATGTTGATCGTCGTCCAAACGGAACTGCTGTTTACCACCGAGGTCGGCAGACCCCCGATCGGCTGCCATGCCGCAGGGTGCGTTGCTGGCGCTTCGCCCCTCGTCGGCTTCAGTGAGAGGTAGGTCGATTCGCTTTCCTCGACAACGACACCGGACGAGTACAGCGTCAGCGGGTCGTATGCTTTGGCGAACCCTAGTAGCGGGTTCACGGCCTGGGGCAGGTGGGGCGCGAGTTCCAGTGTATGCGAATCGCCGGCTTCCCAGTCGCTGCTGTCGGTCAGCAGCGATGCGCACACTTCGTCGGGCAGTTCGATCGACATCCCACGCGCGACAGCGATATTCGCGCTCGGGATGGCGACCTGGGCGTTCGGCCCGATGTACTTGACGAGGCCCATATCGTCGGGTGGTTAAAGCGTCACGTCTGTTGACGTGTACGCCGCGACGACGGGGGGTTCTGACCCGTTATCAAGCACCACGAGCGGAATGGTCTGCTGCAGCACCGCCGGTCCGGCAACAACCGGGGTGTCGCCGTCCAGGCCGCACGCGGCCATTGTGAACACCAGTGACTCGTGGTATGTGGACGCGATCACGGGCCCGACGAATTCGACGACGACCGGGACGATGGATGCTCCCGCGAACAATTCGTAGAGCGTGTTGCTGCCGTAGTCCACGTTCAACGAGAGGGTGGACCCGTTGTAGGCGTTTGTGAGGGGCACGGCCTTCGTGGACGACCCGAGGTAGTAGCGGCCGACATCCTTCGGGGTGTTGACCGTCAGCGTGGCCCCACGGACCTGTGTCTGGGTGACACCGTTGACCTTCACGACGCACTGCGTGAAGTTAAACGAGTGGAGGCCGGTCGGGAGGGCTGCTGTCGCGAGCGCGGTGCCTGTCTGCTCGTCGTTGCTGTCTAGGTTGAGCGTGGCCTCCAGGAAGCCGCCGGTCTGGCATGAGAACGCGACCGATGTAGCGACGGTGCCTGGGTATGTGAACGGGTTGACGGTCCCCGTGTCCTGGGGCTTGCCGAGCTGCAATGTGACGCTCTTCAGATAGGGGTCGGTCGCGCCGATGTTGTGGGTTTGGAGGTACGCGGCTGTCGCTGCCTGCTGCACTGGGACGACAGTGTTGCCATGCAGCAGGTTCAGGTACGGCCCGAACCCCTGGCTGGGCACCTCGAAGGCGACGGTCCCAGCCGCCGACCGCGTCGTTGCTGTACGACGCGAGGAGGACTGGTACATCCGCCCCGCACGCAGGCCCTGGGAGAGCAGGAATGCCCTGTTCAGCTTCATGCCCTCGCTGTTGAACTCCGCGAAACGGTTGACCGTCACCGGAGTTGCGTATGTGGTCTCAGCAGCGATGCCGAGCTGTGCGCCGAGCCCGCTTGTGAACGATCCCGTCATGCTGCCTTCTCCTCGCTCGCGTTAGGCGATGCGGTAGTGGTGGATACGACTGGTGCCGCCTGCACCGGCTTGGATGCTTCGGTGAGCCAGCAGCCCTGCTCGTCGAGGTTCGCTGCGATGTCGTCGGGGACTTCTACGCTTTCACCGCGTGCCACGGTGGTGTTGCCGTCCGGGAGGACGAGCTCTACCGATGGGCACGGGCCGTCATAGGTGCGCTTGGGCATCAGTGACCTCCTGGGGTTGGTTTAGATACGGGCCTTTACCGCGATCTCTAGAGTTGCTTTGCTGATCCAGCCATCGCTGCCACCTTCACTGTGCTGCTCGATGTGCTCTACGAGTACCCACTGCACGTTTTCCTGGTTGCCGAGGGTTGGATCGGCTGAGATCGCGTTGTCGAGCTGCTCAACGATCTGCCACATGCGGTTCTCTACGGTTTCCCCATCAACACCGGCCTGGTAGACCTCCACGTCGACTTCGAGGAGGTAGTTCTCCTCTCGCTGGTGTGGGCTTGGCCGGCCGAGGTTCTTCCATTCCCTGTCGATCTTGACGCCGAGGACGTAGACGTTCTCGTTGAGCTGGTGTTCGGTGTTCGTACGGTTGAACCACACCTCCGTTTCGCCGTCCACGACCCCTTTGAAGAGTTCGACGAGGCGAGCTTTGACTGCTGGTGCCGTGGTCGCGCTCATGCGCTTGGCGTGGGTCGCATCCAACGCCGCTGCAGGCCCCACCTGACGGCTGGTGGCAGGTCATCCGGGCGCATCTGTGGTGTCTCGCTGACATCACCGAGGCCTACGCCCGCGTCGCGGCGTAGATGAATCCATGACTCGACGGTGACGTTCGCGTAATGCTTCACCTCGGGCGGAACTGAGGTCATGCCCCACGCGCCGGTGATATCGATACGTCGCGTGAGGAAAGGCAGCGCGGGGAGCGATGGGTAACCCGGTGGAAGGATGGGCTCCGGAAGGTTCGTCAGGCGGACCCCGAGAAACGTCCCGTCCCGTGATGGGTAGGGCCATAAGCGGTACTGGCTCGTTTCGAGGGTGACGCCGGCGCCGAGATCGGCGTCGAGCTTGACTGTGGAGATACTCCGGATCTCGTAGGGTGTCGCGTCGAGGATCTCGAAGCCGCTGCCGACGGGCTCGTACTCGAAACTGCGGGTTGCGGTGGCTGTCGCTGGGGCGAACTCGCGGTTGCAGTGACGCTGGATCGCCATCGACGCCTGCGTAATGAGAACTTCAAGGTCGGCATCTTGTGTCGTATCGCTCGCGCGTTTCTGCATGAACTGACGGACACCAGCGATGTCCGTCAGGTCAGCAGGATCAGCCACGGGTTAGACCTGGGCCTGCTCGGTGCCCGCAGACTGCACGGCCGGATCAACAGGCGCCCGCTCGGGAGCCCTCGCTTCAGCGGCCTGGGCATCAATGCGGCTACCCGTGACAGCGCTCGCGGCGGACTGGCCGACACCGTCGGCTGTTACATCGCTGAGGGGCTGTATACCGTGCTTTGCGCGTTCGGCGACCTCCTCGGCGGTGGCGTGGTTCTCGGGGTCAGCGTCGTGCGCTCCTGTCTGCTCCCAGAGCGGGAAACGCCCGTCCGTGGTGACCTCACGTTTGAGCTGCGCGAACTCCTCCGAGGCGGTATCGACCACCTTGACGAGGCCTGTCTCGACATTGCGGAAAAACGAGTTGGGCATGATGTCCTTTCGGGACGCGGGATTGGTATGCCGGGGCGCTTCTCAGCGCCCCGGCACGGGCATGCTGGCTAGGCCGCAGGGTCCTGGGGACCCGCACCTGACAGTTCCAGGCCGTCGTTCACGGTCATGCACACGAGCTCGTAGCCACGGATGACTTCGGCGCCGTAGAGGTGCAGGCCCTTCACGGCGTCCGCGAAACGCAGCGGCGGCCGGTACGCCTCGACCTTGTTGATCTGCTCGGCGAGGGTCGTGGCGCCCGCGACACCAGCAACCACCTTGTACTTCGCGTTGCTGGTGTTCGGCACGTTGTTGCTGACGAGCACGTTGAACCCCGCGGCAGTCCCTGCGGACCCGTTGAGGAGCACCGTGTTGTTGTCGTATCCACGGGTGCCGACGAACCGGGCGTCGAGCGCCAGTGCAGCCTCGAACCACGAGGGGACGATGACGAACCGGCCCTCTGTCGGCACGTTGTTCTCGTCGAGAACGACCTTTGCCTTGATGAGCTGGTTGTACGCGTAGTTCGTGGCGTTGTCGATCGTGACCGGGCTGCCACTGGAGCCGATCGTGAACGTCGCGCCTGCCGCCATCTTGCTGGCGAGGAAACCGTCCATCTGGTCGCGCAGGCGGTAGCCGGCGCGTGTCATTGCCTCGTCCATCACCTGCGGCTTGTTCTGTGCCTTGTCTACATCATCGACCTGGAAGTTGAACGCCTTGCCCTGTGTGATCGTCAGCGACCGCTGGTTATCAGACAGCGTCTCGGCCTCGGCGAGGTCGGTGTTCTTGACGTAGTCGGTGATCGTGGGGTCACCAATCGAGTTGATCTTGACGGTATCCCCGGCCTCCTGGATTTCTCCCTCGTAGTCGCGGTTCACGATCCCTGGCTGTGCGTACACGAGGCTCTTGTAGAGAGCACGGAGTATCCGTGCGCTCCATAGCTGCGGTGTGAAATTGTTTACGGACACGTCCTGCTCCTAGCGTTGTTTGTGGGTGAGTGCGCTCACTCACCGGCCCGATTGCATGACCGCTGCGACCTCGTCCCAGCGTTCGTTGATCTCGTGCTCGGTGAGCTTCTGAACATCCGCCAGCGACGCGAGGGGTGCCTTCCCTGGGGGTGGCTTGGGAGTCCCGTCGGCAACTGGTGTGACTGCCGTGGGGTCCAGGACACGCCCGATCTCGGGGGCGCCTGGGGCCTCCTTCGCTATGAGGTGGGGGCTCTGCTCGGCGATCCGCGCGAGGGCGGCTTCGACGGTGCTGTCGTCCTCACCATCCTCAGGTGTGATGCGTCCCTTTACGTCTGCTGGGTCAAGGAACTTCATGCGATTGGCGATCCGACCGATTCGCTCCTCGCGCTTGACGCGTGCTGACTGCGCACGCTCCTCGGCGAGTTCCTGGTCCTTCTGCTCAGCGAGCTGCTGCCACTCGCCCTGCTTGCGCTGACGCTCGTCCTCGGCCTTCTGCTGGTCGGCTTCGAGCTTGCGCTGCGCCTTGTTGGCCTCGGCTACTTGACGCTTGAGTGCGTCCGCTTCGGCTTTGGTCATCGTGACGGTCTCCGCCCCGGGTGCGGGCGGATCGACCACGGGTGCGGGTGGGTCTACTACTGGATCGTCTGACATGGGGGGTTCCTTTGGTTGTGTCGCGCGACTTCTCACCCGCTGCGACGCGGGGCCTAGCGACTCTTGGCAGGCACCTCTAAACCCGGGTGCCATGGGGCTTGCCCATTGGGGCGAAGTGGTGGGGGCGCGCGGCACGATGACCAGCGCGCCCCAAGCTGCTTATGCGGTGTACGTGACCTCGACCGTCACGATTCCACCGGGGTCAGCGATCCCCGTTCCGCCGTGGGCGGACAGAACCTCGATCGAGTGGCCACCAGTCGCGGGTTCACTGTTGACGGTCATCGCCTTCGCGACACCAGCTTCAGCATTGACGCCCGTCGTGAACGCGAGCGTGCAGAGCGTCGTTGCGGTATCGAGATCGACAACAGTCAGGGTCCGCGTGTTCGTAGTCACACCCGTGATCGCCGCGTCGGGCGTGTACTCGGCACTCGTGATCGTGCCGCCCTTTTCCAGGCCGGGAGTGAGACGGATACTCTCGTCCAGGAGCAGTGTAAGCGCAGGGACCTTCGCGACAAGCACACGTGCCTTGACGGCCGGAAGGTCAGTGGCGCTGATGTCCTCCCACTTCGGCTTACCCGATGTCTGAGTCTGGAGGATCAGCTTGCGGTATACGTCACTCTCACTATCGAGTGCCTCGGTGACGGCGCCTGTGGTGAGGTTCTTCAGATGAGCCATGGACATGGTGGGTCCTTTCAGAGGTTGGATGGGTCTTCATGCAACGGCGAGACACGCGTAGCCTTCGTGACCTTTTCGGGTGCTGGACGTGTCTCGTTTGGGTCACCAGTAATGACCTGGTTGGGGTCCGTGGGTGACTCTGGCTCAATGAGTGGCCGCAGGTTGTTCTTCGGGATGTGCGGCATGTCAGCGAGCCCTTCGGGGTCCGAAGCCTTGTCAACGGGGGGCATGTCGATCATCTCGCGCGCCTCGTTCAGTGTCGCCAGACCGTTGACGAACGCCTCGCTCGCGGCGTCTATCTCCTCCCGTCGGTTACCACGCAGCACCTCGGCCAGGTCAAACCTGGCGTATAGGTCGTTCCCTGCCCACTCTTCCTCACCATCGATCAGCTGGACCTGGAGGATCTCCTCGATCAACGCGAACCACGGTCGCAATGTCGTGACATACAGGATGCGGTGCAACTCTTCGACGTTGCTATACGTCGAGTGCGTCAGGTCCCCGATCATCGGCGGGGGAACGTCGTAGACCATCGCGAACTCTTCGCGGCCGAGGTTCCGGGCGGCGATGACCTCGGCCTCTACCGCCGTGTGGGCGAGCCCTTCCCATTTGAACCCTGGTGCGAGGAGCGCAGCCTTGAAAGCGTTGTCTACACCGGAGTGCATACGGTTGATCTCTTGGCGCAGCTCTTCACGCTGGTTCCCCTGGTAGGCGAACCCATCGGGTGGCACGATCGCGCTGGCTGGCCGTGCCCCGTTAGCGAATGACGATGCTTGGTAGCGACGTGTCGCGTCGTCCAGCTTGATCGTTTCGGCCAGCGGCTTGAGCGGTGAGACACCAAGCCCGTGGAGGTCCTGTGACTCCCACGCGAGGTGCACACCGTCATCGACGCTGAAGTACCGTTGGGTGCCCGTCTGGAACGTGCTCCACCACTTGACCGGCGAGCCGAGCGGTGCATATGCGGCGACCCACGGCCACGCGACAGCAAGAAGGTTCTGTGGCGACCCGGCCATACTCGGCCCCCGGTACTTCGCCAAGAGCCCATTGCCGTGGATCAACGCGCTGCGCGCTAGCGCCTGCTTCCAGTAGGACTGGCCGCGCCTCGGTGCGGGCTTGTTCAGCAGCTTCCCGACCGG